TCAACCTTGGCTTCAGGGTTGTCACCTGCGGCGGCCTCTTCATCCTCAACGGCGTTGGCCAGCTGTTCAGCTGTCAGCCCGAAGGAGGCCGGGTCTGCGCCTGCAGCGAGAGCGGTCACTACCTCCTCGCTCAGGGTGATCAGTTTGCCGTCCTTCCCTTTGACCTTCATGGTGTTACCTCTCTTTGGCATGTGATAAAGCGATGTGGATCGGCCAGAAGCCTTTCGGCTTTTATCGGAGACGATCTCCAGGCAATCCTCCAACTCCGCGACCTGATCCACCAGGCCGACTTCCATGGCTTCTTCAGCCATAAATACCCGACCCTCGCCAGCCGTCTCACGCATTTGCTCGACACTGTCATAGGAGCGGTTCTCAACAACATGTTCATTGAACATGTTGAAGTAGTTGCCCAGCGATTTACTGATATTGGCTTGGGCTTTCTTGTCCAGGTGCTCATAAGGGCTGCCCAACGCTTTGAACTCCCCGGCACGGAAGACGGTCGGGTTGATGCCGGCCTCCTTGTACATGTCCAGGTAGTCCATGTGGACCATGATGACCCCGATAGACCCTACAAGGGCGGCACGCTGGGCGAAGATCTCCCGTGCCGGGGCTCCCAGGTAGTAGCCGCCAGAGCACATGTCCGTTTCTGCGAAAGCGTAGAACGGCTTCACCTTGTTGGCCCGCGAGAAGAAGCTGGCCATCGCGTCCGCCCCGGTGGCAGCACCGCCCGGAGTGGACATTACAGCCAGGATACCGTCTACCGACGGGTCGTTGAGCGCCATCATTACCGAGCGACGGATTTCGTCGTAGGAGACAACCCCGTAATAGCGGTTCCAGGGTGAGTCGCTCTTGACCAGGGAGCCGGAGATACTGATCAGCGCAAGGTTTTTATAGCGCTGCATCATGTAGTCTTGGCGGCCGTCCCCGAACTGCGGCTTGGGGCGGTCAGCCGAGTTCGTCGAGTTCGCTGAACTCAGGGCAAGCTCAGGAGGCTTACCGCTGCGCAGTTCCATCGGGTTGCAGCTGAGGATTTTGTCTCGGACAGTCAACCAGTCGGCATATGCCTGGACGTTTTCACTGAACCAGAATCGGGCTGTGTGTCCCTTCATTATTGGCTACTCCCGCCAGCTTTCTTTGGGGTTTTAGGTTGCAAAGCTGCGCCTTGCGGGTCGTTGTTGGGTGAAGCCTTCTCCGCCTGCTCCTTGCTTGCGCCGGCCTTGAAGAACTTGGTCCCTGAAAGCTCTTCATAGCCTTCACGTTGATACTCAAGGCCCAGCTCGACGTGCGCCTCCAGGTCGGAGATCAACCCTTCAGAGAGAAGCTCCAAGATACGCGCCTGGCGCATCACTCGGAAAGCCTCGACTTCGTTTTCCGGGCGCAGGTCGATAGGTTCGAACTCGAAAACCACGTAGGCGTTCTGCCCGTAGAGGCGCGTAGCGAGGGTCAAGGCGCGGGATAGCGTGTCCTGAACAGGTTTGCGCAGGGCCGCTGCAACCTTCAGGAAGACCATGGACTCGGTATTGGACAGAGACTGGGACCCTTCCAGACGTAGGCCCAGGATGCTGGGCGGGGCCTTGAGGTCGGTGGCCATCAGACCAGAGAGGGCGTTGAGCAAAGGAACAAAGTCCTGCTTTTCCCCGGCCATCTTGAGAGCGTCTACTTCGACCGAGTCGAAGAAGGTCAGAGCGTCTTCAGGGTCCAACTCTTCCAGCTGTCGTTCTACCGCCTCACGCTGCCCGTTCATCCATTCGGCCAGCTTCTCCGGGTTCATCTTGATGGCCAAGGGTGCGGCGGCCAGCAGCTTTTCGGTTATCAGCTTGGCCGTCAGTCGCGGGTTCGCAGCGCCTCGGACGATCCGGCGCATGTCTTCGATGAACTCCCGATAGAAGAAGGAGTCGTTGATGGCCGGCTCAAGCATCGGGGTAGCGAAGGAGAAGGCGGGGCTGCGGTGCAACTCGCCGACGAAGAAGTTGGGGATATTCAGATCAATATCCCCGTCATTTCCTTCCTGTTTCGGGAACCGCAACCCGTCACCGGAGGAGTACCACTTCAAACTGTCGTAGGTGCTCACGGCCAGCCGGTCAGGCATCATCTGCTTGTCCAGCACCAACTCACAGCCGAAACCGCTGCCGATGACCGTCTCCAGCAGCATCTGTTCGATGGCCTGGCGCAAGGTCGGCTTGTCGGCGAACCCCATGGTGTAGTCGTAGACCGTGTCGAAGCGGGAGAGAATGGTTCGGGCCACCATCGTGGCCTCAAGGCTGGGCTGGTGAGTTGCAGCATCGAAAGCCCAAACCTTGTAACCTGTGTGAGCGATCTCCACAAAGTTGAAGATCGCTGAGCCTACCGTCCCGTCTACCCGGAGCAGCTCTCGGAGGGCGGCAGCCGGCTGCCGCTGGTCGCGCAGGGCTTTGACCGACAGGTTGATATACGCCGTGCGGTTGTTGCTGATCTCCTGGCCACGCTCAACCTTGCCGGCCTGGTTCGTCGAGCGAACCTTGTTTACCAGCTTCTTCGGTAGAACTGGCTGGCCCGCTAACTTGCTGTTAGCGCCTCGGGCAGGTTTCTGGGTAGCCATCAGGGTCTCCTGTCAATAGCCGGCATTCTAGCGGCGCATCCTCACCTTGCCAATGTCGGCCACTGCCCCGCTCACCGGAGCCCTCCCTTTGTAAGCCTCCAGCCCGTCCTGACTGTAAATCAGATCGGCCGCCAGGTTGGCATACAGCAAGGAGTGGGTGAAGTGGTCATCTCCTGTACTCACCCAACGAGCCTTCTCAATGTTCCCCTTCTCCCCTTCATCCTTGACCACGGTAACCCGCTTCAGGGCTTTGAGGTGGGCCCGTAGGGCCGCCTCCTCACGCAGTTTGGCCATGGTCAGCTTGCCGTCGTTGAAGGCGCGTACAAGCATGTCAAACGTCCTGGTACGCAACACAGAGACGGTACCTTCAGACTCGTCCAGCTTGATCCGCTGCAGCTGGTTGTCTCGGTTCGTGGCGTAGTAGCAAGCCCATATCTGGCCACGTCTGACCCTGCTCAGGGTCTGAGAGGTGCTGAAGTCGGGGCCTGCGTCGACCACTCCGCTCAAGCCGCCAAAGGTGTGCATGATATAGAGGAATCTCTGCGTAAGGTGGCCTCCAGAGGCCACCACCCGCTCGGCGTAGATCAGTTTGCGGGAGTGATCTTCAACGTGGAGGACTGTGATCCAGGCCATCTTGCCCACGTCCATCCCGACAGCCATGCTGCCGGCGATTACCGGCTGAGTGCTCAACCACTCTATGAACCCTTCAAGGTTGTCGATAAGGTTTTTCTCTTCCAGGACCTTGTTGAGTTCCGCCGGGGTCAAGGGCGGCTCCAGGGTGACTCCGTCACCCCAGTTCGCCTTCTCCACCAGGAAGCTGGAGCTGGCATCCTCGTGAGGGACGCCGACCTTGAAGTTCACCCAGTCGGCTGTTACCTCGTAATCCCCTACGTGGCGCAGGGTCCTGGCCGGGTAGTTGATCGCCGGCACGTCAAAGGGGCTGATCTGCCGACTCTTGATATCCCGGCTCGGGAAGCGATGAATCCACTTTCGCTTTGCCGGGTCGAGGAAGTTTGCCCAGGGGAGGGGGTTGCTGCAGCACGAACAGCGGAAGAAGGCCCCGTCTATGTCCAGTCGAGGGTCATCCAGGCAGCTCTTGTCCCACTCCCGCATGTCGCGCTCATAGCCGGGAACGACAATGTCCCGCATGAAGTCAACTTCCACGTAATCACGGCAAGTGTGGCAGTAAACTGCATAGAAAGCCTGAGAGCCTTTTTTGAAAAAAGCGTTGATACCGTAGTCGTAGACCGTAGGGGTGGAGAACCCACGCACGAACCAAACGTCGTCATCCTTAACGTGGCCCATACGGGAGCGGAAGGTGGTCAGGTTCTGCTGGTCACAGAAGTCCACCTCGTCCCAGAAAAGGCCTTGAGCCGGGATCGAGATCGCCGAAGATTGGCCAAACGAGCCGGTGATGTAGAGAAAGCTGTTGCCGAACTGCTTCATCTCCGAAGAGTCAACGTCCTTATTCAGCATAGCTTTCAGAGCTTTTGAGCTGTTGATGACCGGATCTACCCGGCCCTTGGCGAACCGCAAGGCGAAGGTGCGGGTGGGCAGGACGTAGATGATGGTCATGGCCTTGGCCACCCCGAGCATCGCCAGCTTCATGCGGACGAAAAGCTCCGAAGCCCCCACCTGGGAGCACTTCTGGTAGAACTCCTCGTGGTGGGTCGAGTTCAGAATGTCAATCTGGTACTCGTGCTCGGCAAAGGTCCACGGTTTGTCCGGGTCACGGGGGTCGCTCGTATTGTTGGCCAGCCACGGAGCCAGCTGGGAAAAGTCCGCCGCACCTTTGACCTCAGCGTGCAACTGGGCCAGGAGGTTCTCGCCAATGGCGTCCCCGTCGAAGTTTTCCAGCAGCTTGTGGTTGGACATTACAGCTCCTCGGCGTCTTTCATGGCTTCGTTGAGTTTGCTGCCCGTGCCCGTCATCTTCTCGCGGAAGGCCTCTTTGAATGCCGTCATTACGCTGTCCCGGTGCTCAGGGCCTACCTTGCTCGACACCGCGTTGATGCCTGCAGCGATGGCCTCCTTGAGGCGGTTGATCTCGCCCATGGCGCGAACCCCTTTGGTCAGGCGCAGAACCTTCTCCATCTGGGTGGTGCAGTCACGCAGCATCCGCACAGAATCAGCCGGGCTCACCTCTTTGCCTTTGAGCAGAAATCCGCCAGGCATGAGCGCGTCTTGCATCTGCTGGATACCGCGCAGCAGGTTGCGGTGCATTACAGGCAGGGTAAGATAGTCCATCTCTTCGGTGCCCGGCATGGCCATACTGCCGGCCCGCCCTTTGGTGAGAATCTCGGCACCGATGACCGATGCAAAAGAGGAGCGCAGCTCGGGGCGCTGATCAAGTACGCGGTCGAGCAGGTGGACAAGGGCAGCTGCATCGTACCTGTGGGCATTGGCCACCACTGTATCGACCGCGTTGTTGATCAGCCGCTGCTCCAGGGAGATACCCGCTTTATCACTCACCTTGGCTCTCCTTGAAATTGCCCGTGCGCAGATCCACGCTGCCCGCTTCCACTGCCCTGCGAACCTCCCGCCAGGATCCTTTCGAGGTAAACAGCAGGGTGAGAGGGGTGCTGAGCACCGCCATAGGGAGTAGAAGCAGGCTGAGCAGGCCGACCAGGATAAGTGCCAGAGGGTCGAACAGTGCGTTGAAGAGCGAGATGCCACCGTACTGGCGAGACTCAGCCAGCCCGGCCATCGCCCGGTAGACCGCTCGCAAGTTCCAGGTCACTGAACTCAGCCAGACCACCCAAGCAGTCTTGATAGCGATCACTGGATCACCTCCATCGACTTTCGCAGGTAGTCGGAGATCAGCTGGCCGACCCGGTGGAGGGGGTACATCTCTCGGCGGCCGTCCGGGACCCAGGCCCCGTTATGGCGGACGCGCACAAAGCTCTTACCTTCCATGTCAATGGGGTTCAGAGCGAGAGAAGGCTGATCAACATGGTAGAAGTTGACCTTGGACATTCGGTCGATGAACTGTGAGGCGGAAAACAGCTCAATCTTGTGCTTGGCTGGGCCAATCGAGACTGTAATCACCGCATCAGGGCGTCTTTTTTCAGACATGGTTGCCTCTGAGATAAGGGAAATTGCTGCCTTATCATGGCAACCGGCAGGGAATTTGTCCAGCTAAACGGTTATATCGAAAAGAAACGGGGAGGGTTCTCACCTAATAAGAACCCTCCCCGCTAGAGCCTTCCCTGGTAATGGTGAGCACCATTCCCTCCGCCAAAGGATAACGGCACCAGTTTCAGTGTCAACCTTTCGAGCGTGCCCTGATCGCCCTGAAGAGGAGCAGGCTGGGTTTGTCGCCTTTCCGACTCTGAACGTCTTCACCCTGCTCGGCCATCTGCTCGATCTCCACCAAGCTCTCGCTCAATTCAACCAGCTGACTGAGCAGCACCTTCTCTCGGGGCGTTTTCGCCTGCCGCAGCTCCGTCTCGTACTGTCGCTGACGGCCTGAAGAGGTCTTCGAAGAGCTTCGCTCGAAGTTGGCTGGGCCGATCCCGTGCCGAATCATCCAGGTCATCTCCGCCGCCAGTAGCGCTCCGCAAAGCAAGGTAGAGAAACTGAGGCCAGCCGCAAGGTGGTGGATCGTGTTGAGGCTCAGCGGGACCTTCCACCCGGCCGCATAGCTGGCAGCCAGCAGCACAGCAAGAATGTTCAAGGTCAAAATCACCCCGGTCACCATCAGCAGGGCCGGCATTCGGTGAGCCAGGTAGGCTGCCAGAGGGTTGGAACGACAGGCTTTACGCTGCAAACAGTTGAGGTTTTTCACTTTATTTGCCTCTTTTTGATGGAGTTTGGGGGTATTTTGGCCTTATTTTCACGGCTTTTTACCAAAATACCCCCTGTTTTAGATCGTACTGCCCATATCCAGCCCGCCCAACTGCTCGGTGAGGTGGTCGAACATTTGCCCCAACAGCCGCCCTTGCAGGTACATGATGGCGTGGATCATCGCCTCAGCCTCCTCGGTTTCTTCAGCCCCGTCGAACTCCTCCCCGTCGAAAAGCATGGCCTTGAAGCTCATATCTTCGTCGAAAGTGAAGTACACAGAGTCCTGAAAGTTCAAGTTGAGACGAGTGACTATCTTACCTTCGCAGAGCAGGTCCTGGCTCGGCTGAGCCGAGAGATCCTGGCGAACAAGGGTGGCCTTGCCGTCGCGGTCGGGGTCCTGGTAGATGGCGCAGTCCATAATGGACAGGTACTCACTCACCTTTTGATCGCGGACCCACTCGGTCATCGTCGCTGAGGGTGCGATGCGTACTGTTGGCACACGCACAGCCAGCGAACCGAGCGCCTCGCGCAGCAGGCTCAGCAGCCGCTCTGCCTTGGTGCGGCCAGCCTCCACCCAGATAAGGTTCCGCTGCGTGTCGATCATCGCCCGGATACGCTCAGATTTGACAAACGCCCTCGGTAAGAACCCTTGTACGATATCGTCTTTTAGCTGGTCCCGCTCTTTCTTGTAGACCTTGCGCAGCTGGCTGCTCTCGATCTCAGTGATCCGCTTATCCAGCTCTCGGCGGATCACCTTGGGCGGCAAAATCCGCTCATTCTCTTCAAGCGCGATCAGCAGCAGGTGCTTGGACAGCGGGTAGACAAGGCTGGGCTCCTCCTTCTCCTCCAGCAGGGTCGGGTCTTCACGATCAATCGGTTTGGGGTGAGTGATCGGCTCTACCCAGCCCGAGCAGGAGAACTCCGTGGCGGCCGGCGCTCGGGCCGGGTGCGTTTGCAGCGCCTCGTTCAGGGCTGCGAAGTCTTCAGGGCGAACTGCCAGGGCGGTCGGGCCGCAGGAGGGGAGAAACTCGGGGACCTCCTTGACCAGGGCGTAGGGGATTGCTTTGCGAAACGTGATTTTTCGGGTAAGGCCCATGCTAGTTACTCCACTGTGAACTGGTAGTAGCCGGGGGCCGGAGCCATCCGCAGGCGGCTGAAGTAGATCAGCGGGTCTTCTTCGCTGTTCGAATAGGCTCCATTGCAGCCGAGCAGCTTGGCCACCTGCTTCGGACTGGACATGAAGTTCCGCAAGCTGCTGAGTCGGATGGCCGGCTGCACCACCCCGGAGACGGCAAGGGTGGGGGTTGGGTTGAGCTGGTTGTTCTGCAGGCAGACCGTCTCATAGAGGGCCAGATCCTCGTTGAGGGCTCGCATTGTCTCTGTGAACGACTTGAAGGCCAGAGGGGCGGGTGTGGTGATGTTGACCTGGCTGGGATGGCTACCGCGCATGAGGTCGGTCGCCTCGTTGAGCTGCTCAACGGTCGTCGTGATCATCTGGAGGGTGGGGGAGATTTGGTCGGGGAGCTGGTAGCTCATGCTGACCGGGATCAGATTGCTGGTCATGGGGTAGTCCTCGGGTGGTTGGGGTTGGGTTAAGGGTGGGGTTGGTTGGAGCTGCTCGGAGGCTGGCCAGCTCCGTTGCTGCGGAGGGTATGTGTGGACACACGCACATCCGCAACAGGAGCCAGCGAGTTATCAAGCCCGCAATGAGCCCTGCCCTAAGTACAGCTGCGCGTCAGGTCTGGCCCCGACGTAGCGAGAAGCCCAGCTTACGCCCAAGTACACCGTGTCGGCAGTAGCTTCCTGCATGAAGTCCTGGACAAGCAATAGCCCAGCTGTACCGTCATCCCATACGTCGGCGCCGCCTGACAGGCCGGTCGGCTTGTCGTGATTCGGGCTAGCTACCGGCATGCGTCACCCGTGAGCCAGCTTGCCACCGCCGCGTACCGTGCCAGTGGACGTGGTGCTGGTCAGGACTATCGGAAATAGGCAGGAGGAGTTGGCTACCTCCGGCAGCCCGAGGGCCGCCCAGTCAAAGACCTCCATCTTATTAGCCAATGGAAGTGGCATTGTCATGCGCGGGCGGGTGGCGGTCACGCCGAAGGACCCGGCCGTGCCGGTAGTTGCCGACAGCTGCACGCTATCCACATCGCGGATATACTTGCCCGCTGCTGCCGCTGGGATGAGCCCGTTTAGCGGCAGCATGAAGGACGCGGGCCTAGTAGCTGCCAGCGACGCGGACAGGGTTCCGGTCGTGCCGTCGTTGTAGGTCACAGACACGGTGGCAGTCACGGCCGTGCTGCCAGTGGCGGTGTACCATTCAAGCCACCACTGTATGTCAGAGAAGTTGGAGTCGCCCTTGCGCTTGTCGAGGTTGCCGAATGCTAGGTTGGCATTTACGTCCAGGTTCACGGTCTGGGCAGTCGTCAGCGTGCCGTTGAGCCCGCCCATGTGCATGAGCCGGTCATGTATCTCCAGCGTCATGGCCGAGTTAGAGCCGACGGCATTAGCCCAAGCCCCGTACGACGTGGCTGGAGCTACCTGCTGCGTGAAGCCCATGGCCCCAGTCAGCGTATTATCACAGACTGCGGCAGCGGCCGGAATGGCCCCTTGGCCTGGCTGGCCAGTTGCACGCCACAAGCTCACGAAGGTGCCGGCGGCCTGTGACGCGATTGAAGCCTTGTCGATAACTAGACGGCTAGAATTGTTGCCGATGGCATCGATGAGCTGGTCACGTGTAGATATTGTCATAGCTTACCCCATGACCACCACATTGAAGGCACTTGCAGCAGGCGCGGCGGCGAAGGTGAGCGTGACGCGATTGACGGAAGGGCGTGTCACGTCGCAGAGCACGCTGTCATACCCGCCACTATTGCGGTACACCTCGACGGTGACGTCGCGGGTGTTGAAGTTGTGGTCGAGGTTGAAGCTCGTGGCCGAGCCGTCGCCGATCGTGGCCGTGGCCTTGCGCTTACGCCCGGACCAGTTGGCCAACTTCAGCGGCGTCACGATGCGGAGGTCGTCCGTGCCGGCGTCGACTTCACCCTGGGTGGCGAGCTCGGCCACGCCCGCGGTGGTCTCTGAGGCCGCCGCGGCGGAGGTGCCGAAGCTCGTCCACGTCACGGCAGACGAGTCGAGCGTGCCGTTGACCGCCGTCTGACGGAACGATGCCCCAGCACTCGTACCCTCTTCTACCGTCACAATAGCCTGTTCGAGCTCCGGGAATGTGCTGGCGTCCGTGGCCCGCGTCATGGCCACGGCCGCACCATTCCAGATATAGATGCCGTTCTGGCTGGCCGTGGACTGGTCCTTGACCAGCACGCGATCGTTGGCTGCCATGGCGACGCCGTCGATGGAAGCGCCAGGTCCGGACAGCGTGATGCTGGCCACCGTGGCCACGCGCACGCTGTCCTTCCACGCTAGGCCCTCGACGGCACTGTCAACGTACGCCTTTGTGGCGGGGTGTTGCGCCAGGGTTGGGTCTGGCAGGTTGAGGATGCGCGCCGCGCTGTTGAAGTCTAGGTCGGAGAGAATCTGCTTGGACATTTGTGGTCTACCTCGCTATGGCTGTGCCCTGCTGGGGCTGGTTGAAATACACTCGGGCCTGGTTCGTCGACACGTGGGCCACCTCGGCCTCTACCTCGAAGCCGCCGGGGCTGAGCACCTGCACGACGGGCCGACGGCCGAAGTTGTGGTTCAACACCCACTCGGCCTGGGCCGTCGGCGGTGAGTACTCAAAGACCTCGGCACCAGGGCCTGCGGGACCAACGGGACCTGCGGGGCCGACTAGGCCGGAATAGAATGACGTAACAACAGAAGGCCCATGACCGGTCTGCAGCGACGTAGACAAGGTCCCAAGCACTGTGGCACTTATAACAGACGGCTGGGTTATCTGAGTCGAGAGCCCGGACAACGCCGTCGAGAAAGTAGTATCAAGCACGAGTTACATCCATCTGGCAATCGACCTCGAAGGTCTCGGTGCTGACAACTTGCCCGGAGGCTGTCGTATATTCTACGTCAGCCTGCAACTTATTGACAGGCCAGGTGCGTGTAACCGCCGGCACAGCAGATATTCTATAGGCTCCAGCTGCCCGGTTTACGTACAGCACGTCCAGCTCTGCCAGTAGCTGCGCGCCCATACGCACCTGGGCCCTTACTGTCCAACCAGTTAGGTCAATTGGCGTACCAGCTTCAGACACTACTCCGTCAAGCACAAAGGTGTCGCCGCGCTTAAATTTGATTGATACCATTGTGGCCTCCAGACCAAGCATGCCTATACTGCGCAAGACTTTACACCAGCATGCTCGGCGCTGAGAACCAGCAATCAGGCGTCATCTGGGTGGCGCTCGCCCAGGAAGATGGGGAAGCGTGGCGTCTCCTTCGAGCCGATCGGGAAGAACTTGAACATGAACTCTCCCACCGCTAAGCCCTGACGGCTGTAGCGGGGGTTTCACGGGTCAACGACCTTGACTTGGCTGCTTTCGCAGTCAGCGGTTTTAGTCTCGCCGTCTCGCCCGTCCCAGGCGATTGTGGTGTCCAGGCGTCGAGCAATACGACCCTGGCGCTGTTCTGATCCCTCGGCAGCTCGCACCCACAGGCGCAGCGGTGCGTACGCTCAGAGAGCGTTTTTCGCACCACAGCCCAGCAAGCTGAGCAGCGTTGAGAGGGTTTTAATTGGCGCGTATTAGCCAGATGCAACCGAGTACCAGCTTCTTCCGCTTTGTACCGGAGCATCTGATGCGCCATTCCGAAACCTGCCGAGAGAATCTCTCGGTTGAGTCCAGCTTTTTGTCGGACGCGCCGGCCCGGTGCTTCCACCGTACCTTTGGCGCTTCTGCTCATGTTCTTGGGTTTGAGTTCTTCGGTCGCGATCAGCTGACAGCGCTGAACCAGCGCCGATGTCTGCTTGTGGATGAAGTCCCTGCGTCCATCGCTGATGCGCTGATGCAAACGACTGATCTGTTGCGTGAGCAGGTGGTAACGATGAGAGCCGCGCTTTTTCCTGGCGCGAGCGCGCTGCAACAGAGCAAGGCTTGGTAGCGCTTCGCGCAGCCAGCGCGGGTTTTCGACCACGCTACCGTCATCGAAGACGGCCCAATCATTAACACCCAGATCCATGCCGATCTGATCGCTGCCGTCTCGATCGCGCCGGCATGCCTGCGTTGAAACACGAAGCGTGATCGAGGCATACCACTGATCCTGCCCGGTGGCGTGATTGCGCCGGCGGAGCAGCGTCAGATCGTTTGGCGTAAATTCGTCGAAACGATGTTTTCCTCTGGCACGAATTAGCATGGCGTCTTTGCCGCTACCCAGGCGCAAGGTTGCTCCACGCGGACCTTGCTGTGCCAGCTTCCAACCCGCGGGGTCTGGATAGCAGAACCCGGAGAATCTGGATGACGCCTTGAACCTGGGAAAGCCCGGAGACTGGCCGGCTTTGACTCTGCGGAAAAATGCCTGAAAGGCGCGATCGAGCTTGCGTAAGGTTTCCTGCAAGGCATGACTGCCCAGCTCCACCATCTCCGGCCGGAAAGACTTGATTTCCGGTAGTGCGTTTTGCTGATCGTAATAGCTGATGGAGACGCCCGCTTTGCGATACGCCTCAATGCGCTCCTGGAGCGCTGCGTTGTAAAGCTCGGCGTGCAAGCGAACCCATCCGTCCAGCTTTTTAAGCTGGCCCGCATTTGGGTAAAGTTTGAGGGTTAGCTTGCGTCGTTCCATGCTGCTACTATAGCAGAAATTACTTAGGGCGCAATCATGCAAGACGCCAACAAATCTAGCTCGCACGCCGTTTTTAACATTAAGCTACACATCGTATTCGTGACGAAATATCGTCGAAAAACACTCTCCCCTGAGCTGCAGGAATATCTGCGCACAGCGTTCGCTGAAATTCTTGAGGCATGGCGATGCCGCTTGGTTGAATTTGGCGCCGAGTCTGATCATGCCCACTTGTTGATAGACATCCACCCGGCGCTGGACATCTCCAGCTTGATCAACAATCTGAAGACAGCGAGTGCACGCAGATCGCGTGCACGCTTCGCTGAACACTTGGCGGCCTTCTACAGAAAACCGTTGTTTTGGCACCGGGCGTATTACGCCGGCAGCGTTGGCGGAGCATCGCTGGAAACGGTAAAAGCCTATGTGGAGGCACAAGGCACCGAAGAACACGCAGCCAAAAGCAAAGCCAGAAAATCAAGATCGCCCGCTTGACCCGCCTCCTGGCCTACGGCCTAGCAGGGGGAATGCGCGGGCACAAGTTCACGAGGCGGCCCTCCCAGCCCGCGCGGTCCGCCCAGATGGCTGCCCGCGTGGCGGCGTCGAAGCCTGACCCCACGTTGAAGCGCACGCCGTGCCCACCAGGCCGCTCAGACGGTCGCGGACCGTGTCGCCAAGCTGAATGTCATTGAGGCCTAAGGGGCGGATGAACTTTGGTTTTCGCACGGGGTAATCCTCAGGTGAGGTTGGGTGGGACCGTTGACGAGGTCGGTGAGCGAGGTCGCTGACGGGTTATTGCCATCAGAGCGGGGCAATAGAGGGGAGTGTACCTTGTACAATCTAGGATGGCAAAAATCTGGGTACCGCGAAGGGGGCCGTCTGACCGCGTCCTGGTACTTGGCATAAAAAATGGGGGGTGGGGTCGGGACTGACACTTTTTGTCAGTTTCTGACACTT